CCTCATGATCACCAGGTAAGAACCCAATTTCACGAGTTGATACCAATGAACGAACTAGATAGATTCTTTCATATGGTGTCTTATCATCCAATATTTCAGAAAGAGCATTATAGAACGTAATAAAGGTTTTACCAGTACCAGCAGTTCCATATGCAACAATATGCTTACCTTCTTTATAAGAATCAAAGAATCGTTTCTGATTATCAGTGATTGGTTCAATATTCAGAAGATAATTTGTATTGATTGGTTTCTTTCTTTTTATTTGTCTAGTGGTTAAACCTACACCGATTGGTTGTTCACCATCGGATTTCTTTTTTCTAGGCATTGAATTAAAGTGTTTTTACTCTGGATTTCGGTGCTTTCTGTGCTTTCCTTAATACATCGTTCCAACCAGGATGCTTGTTTTTTAACTTATCTTTCCACTCTCCAACTTCTCCTACACCAGGCATTGTTGATGGATCAGACCAATCTCTAGTCCAATCTGGATTATCATCACACCATTTAGACCATTCATGAATACTCATTGCCACTTCTTTTTGCTCACCAGTCTCTTTGTTAATTACAGGGTATGTTGCCATTTCAATATAAAGTAGTGTGATTTATTTAGACCCATTCTAGGGCTTCAGATACGTTCGGGAATTTCTCTATAAAAATCTCCCTACACTTTTCTGCAATGTCCATATGCTCTTTCTGTGTACCGTGTGCAGATCTCAAATTAATGTAGTGAACCCAAGAACGGCACGAACCAGTCATATACAGACGTGTTGGGGTGGCAAGTGGAAGCACAAATCTAGCACATTCCTTTGCAACTCCACTTTCGAGCATTCTGTTATATAAGTCCATTGAACTCTCAAATAACTTTGTCATCTCTAGTTCAAAGTCTTGTACTATAAACTCATCCAAGTCATCCGTAGAATTTTGCCTGTTCTTAAGGTCTTGCTTGCGGAGTTTCGGCAAGGGTATATTATCGTCTAGGAGTTTTGTATCAGCATATCTCTGCGAAAACTCCTGATATGTGAAGCTTCTGTGTCTTAAAATCTGAGCCGCTAATCCCCTCGTCGTCTCGATTTCCAAAGTCATTGAGGATTGTTCAAATACACTCCAATGATTATGTTTAATACAATACTTTAAGAGTCCTGCAAACTTTTCATTATCTTGATTTTTTGGGTTGGATACTCTGGCAATATATGCCATAGTCTGCTCTGCATCAGGAGTGATACTTACAAATTTTACGTTCATCAATTTATCTTCTCAATACATCTCATTATAAGGTATAATGTCATTTAAGTCAAGAACTTATGTTAAACACCAAATCCTTTACTATTTCCTATTGAATTTGATGTATATATGTCCCGATTACCAACCTCATCAGTTGTCCATGTATTAAGTGCTAAACTAATACGAGTATCATTAGAATCACTCACATCCACTTTATGATAAACAGAACTTGGAAAAATAATTAAATGTCCAGTTTCAAGAGGAGCAGCAACAGATGTAGAATTCCATTGATTATTATTTTTCATCTTCAATTCTAAATTAAATGGAAGACCCAATTGAGTTAAAATAAGTGGTGATTGTTCTCTTGTAAGATATGGATACCAAACAGCACTTACTATACTATTTGGATGATTATGTATATGTAAACTTTGTCCTTTACTACCAAAAACAACCCAAGATTGTGTAATAAAAACTTTATTAGATGAACCTAAAATATTGTTAATATAATAATTTATTTTTTCTTGAATCCAAACACGAACTTTTTTCATCTTTGAATGATTAAGAATAAAATCATCTTGTGAAAAACTAGTGCTTCCAACTTGTTGACGATCTCTATTTCTTGTCGAAAGTGAACGAATGTATTTAAGTTCATCGTCAAATGAATTTGGATACTTATCAATTAAAACAGGAAGAGAAAATAATGGTAATACGTTCATTTAAATCCCTTTGAGTTTTTTGCTTCTATACGAGAAAGTTCCTCTTTAACAACTCTTAATTGATTTTTCATCAATTTCAATTCCTCATCAGT